CATCATGTAGTTCAAAGCATGGTTAGACTTCTTCCCCACTTGTCTGCAACTCATAGTTCTAGGTATGAATGCATTGTGTGTACTGACATAGTCGAGGAAGGGTGTACCGTCTATGAGCATTTCATTCCGTAGTCTAGTGATCTCTTCAGGGTTAGTAGTCTTTCCTAGGTTCTTATCTTCTGCTACTATGACATGGTCTGGAAGTCCTGTGATTAGCTTTGCTGTGGACACATGAGGGTCGCGGTTTTCCTGCAATACTTCTATCATGTTCTTATCGCCAGAAATGTAAGCAGTGAGGACCCATTCGCTCTGTCGTTTATCCATCTCTATGAAGATCTTGCCTTTGTCTGGTACTATAAATGACTTGAAGTTTTGGGGAAGGTTCTGCTGATTCATACCAGTGCCAAAGATAGTCTTGCTACTGGAGAGTCGACCCGTCTTCGTGCCCCGTGGATTATAAGAGCAACGGAATCGCTCGTCTTCATCGAATTTTATTTCTAGATATGTACCAACGTACTTAGATCGTTGCCTGAGTTGCTGAATGAGACTCGCAGAGTATAGAGGCTCTCTGGCTCCTGTTCCTTTCGCTAATCGTATCAGAGCATCATCATTTAGAGTGGGCTTGCCTTTGTTTAGATACGGCTTGATCCCTAGTACAGTGTAGTAATAGTTGAGGCATTGCTTAGGTGAATTGAAATTAAGTGTGAGTAGTGGGTCACCTGATTCTTCTTGGACAACGCCTTGCAAAGATGCATCAAGATCTTTTATCTCAATTACTATGCCTTCTCGTACTTCTTCTAAGACTTTATGATCTATCAATAGGCCGCGACACATGACAAATGTGAGGGCTGGATACATATTGACAGTCGTCCTGTATATGTCGTAAAAGATACTCGGCTTCTCTATCCATTGCTTGATCTTGAGCCAGACTTTGAGTGTCGTGATTACATCTTTGCAGTTGTAGTGCAGGAAGCTAGTTCTATCCCCGATACCACCCTTCCAGTAGCCGCCTTCTTCCTTGTAGTAACGCTCATCAGTGTGTAGAGTGGTCAAGGTCCCGAGGCCCTTAGGCAAATCTGGATAAAGTATGTGATGTGCTACCATAGTATCATCTATATAGCCTTTGACGTAGCATCTGTGTCGGAAGGCTAAAAACCATATGTCGAAGATCAAATTCTGACCCAGCTTTGGGATTGTTTCATCTTCTAAGAACTCTGCACACATACGCCAAAGAACTACCTCTTCTTCTATCGTTCTGTTATCAAAGTTAATGCACATGGCTGTAGTTACATCTACACAGAAGCCGATGCAAAAGACGAAGCCGTTAAGTGTCTCAATGTCTACTGACACAGGTGTTCCGGCTTTCTTGCAATATGCTAGGAAGTCTTCTGCTTCTGTGATGGATGGATTTATGTGGAATGTATGCTCAGGCTCAACGTAGACTGCATCTTTTGAATTTACTAGGGCTTTCTTAAAGTCCATGCTGGACATAAGACGCTCTGGCGCTTGGAACATTATATTTCCAGGAGAGAATGTCGGCAGAATCTTTCGCTCAATCTCGCTATTCCATGAAAGAGAGCCTCTATTGAATTTGATCCTATGATCTCCTGTAAGTGTAGCACAAGCAAACATTCCGAGAGGAACTATGATGTTACACTGAATGTTTTTGAAACGTTCTAGGACTTCTTCTCTTATTCTATTTCCTTGTTCAGAGAATGCGCCTTTGGTATTGATAAGTCCTTTGTTTTCCTGCACATCATGACAGTAAGTAATGAAGCATTGATTGATGGCTATGCCCGCATTGTTAAGTAGTTGATGCAGAGTGTAGCCAGCTCGGCCACTGAGCAGGTCACCCTTGTAAGATGCATCTTTATGCGGAAAGTCTAGGAGCAGTACGATATTTGATCCTTCTGTTCCTGTGTCAAGTGGTTTAAGATCCATCCGTATCCTTTATAGAGATGTGACGATAACTAAGGTTAGCTAAGTATCGAGTGCGGAATTGAGCGTTGATGTCAAAACCGATGCACGTCTCAGGGACTGGATTGTTCAGATAATGAGCATTGATGCTTGTGCCAGAGCCAGCAAACGGGATCAAACTGTTTCCGTTTTTAGGGCTAAATATGTCACTAAGTCTGAGCATCATATCAATAGGTCGTTGTACAGGGTGCCATCTGTCTGCACTGGGTACCGCTGGGTATTCAAAGACGTTTGGTAGTCCTTTCAGTTGTAAGACTGGCTTTCCTTTCCATGCCACAAAAAACATCTCGTATCGGCGGCTAAGTGTGCGTTCAAGGTCACCAGCGGGCTGTGTATTCTTGTACCAGACGGCAGGTATCCTGTCAAAGCCATCCATGTTATGTTCTAGTATTTCTGCAAATAGTGGGTAGTCTTGCGTAGGAAACCAGAGAAGCATAAAGCTATTTGGGCTCATCTTACTGTAACAGTCCTTGACAAGTGTATTGATAAATTCAAAGTATGTACGGCCTCCATATATCTCTAGCTTACTTTTCTTGTACTTAGGATCGAACCCAGCACTGTCATAGGGAGGGTCTATCTCGACATAGTCGAAATGGTCAAAAGGTTGTTCTGATATGCCGTCAAACACATCTTTGATCTGATATGAGTCAGCGTTTTTCGCTACAAATTTATCTCGCTCAGAGAGTGCATCAGACTGCGCTGGTCGACTCTTTTTCTCATGTCGTTCTAGTAGTCTTTCAGTTAATTCAGTTTCAGCTATCGAAGTGCAGAGACTTCTATATATCTTAACCGCATCTTTGAAAGAGGCTTTCTCAGTTAAGGTAGGTATACTTTCTGCTACATCAGCTATCATGATCTGATCTGAAACATGGCCTGCTGACATCTTGAGTAAATCGGCTGTTTTTCCCTGAGTCCACGCAGAGTCTTGCTTTTTCATAAGATCATTGATTCGGCTAACTAGATTAGCTTGCTCAGACCAAGAAAGCTCTTTACGTTGTACATTCTCGATAAGCTCAATGATTCTTAGGTCGCCCTCAGACTCTATCTCCATTACATTACAAGTAATCTTAGGCCACTCTAGCATAGTAGCCGCGGCTAGTCTTCGACCACCAGCTAGTAGATTATTGTCTTTATCTATTGTTATTGGGTTAATAAGTCCTTCAGATTCTAAAGACTGAGCCAGAGATTCAATATCACCTAGTTCTTCCCTGAATCTAGTGCCGACTTCTATCTTAGATAGCTCGACTTGTTTTATTGATAATTTCTTCATACTATACCTTTGTCTTTGAGGATTTGCTGAAGTACCAGTGGGTCTACACTTTTCAGGAGGTCTTGAAGTGCTTCTTCTTTAGACTTAGCTGGTGTGATAGTTACTTTTTTGGGCCGGGAGAGTGCCATCGTTTCCCGGTATCGTTTCTGTGCTTTGCGATTCTCTAGGATAAAGTCTCGAAGCTCATCTTCACTTAACTTGGCTATGCTGATATGTAGCTGTTCAAGTTTCATGAGTCTCCTTTAGCCAAAGGACATAATCGCCTCTCGTTAGCTTGTTTAAAACATATCTTTTATCATCGGTTAACTTCTCTGAACCTTTATGCATCATAGCTTGTACAATAAGGAAGAACTGGCGGCCTAGATCTGTACGAGCGCCTCTGGGAAGAGAAGATAGAAAATCATAAAGTTCCTTCCGCATAGGAATAGAAACTTTATGCGTATATTGAGTGTAACGCATTTTGACCTGTTTGTGGTGGGGGTTCGGGACACAAAATACACATTGTGTCCCGAGGATTAGCCCTTATTTTATTTTGGGGGCGTTTATACGGTTACGATCGATGCCTTGGTTGTCTTGTTCAACAGAGACATATACTTCACATTCCTGACCAACAAGTGGTGTAGGGTCTGCAAAGAATTCTGGACCGAACTCACAGCCAAAAGCTGAAAGTGTACGTTTGATCTCTAACAACCGCATATGCTTCTGGTCATCAGGTGTGTCTTTAGTAGGAACCATTAGGAAATGAAACACATCCGAGCCAGAAGGTTCATCTGGAAACTCACAAATCATTCTAAGCATTGGATTACCTGCTTTTGAATTCATCATTTCGGCTGAGCTTACGCGGACATGATATTGTCCAGCGGGGAGAGCTTTACGCTCCTGTATATCCTCGATGCCGTCGAGCGCGAGGCTACTCAAATCTACTTGAGTGTCTGACATAGTGAAATCCTATGTTAAGGGTTTATTAATTGGTAAAATTCGACCATCGAAAATTACCGTCTCATCAGCCGACCTAGACCGGAGTCTTGTGGTTTACTGAATTCTTTTATCGTTACATCTTCTACGGCATCAAGGTTAGGTAACGATCTTCTAACTTTGATGTTATATCGGTCAGGTTGGGTCAACATAGAATATTTCCCATCGACACATTGAAACTTCAGTATGTCTGAAAATAACATGGGGATTCTAGTCTTCAACTGACCTGTCAATACAAGCTCATTAACTATCTTCTTAGTTAGCTCGTCCTGTATTAATGTGTCGTGAGCAGTGATATAAACAGTTTTGGGAAGTGATGTTAGTTTCCTAACAGTATTCTCAATTGTGTTTAGTTGCGCGGCCCAGTCGTCCATTGCTGGTTGCTGTCCCATACGGTTATTGATATATAGAACAGCGTCCATGACAGCTTTCGACATTGATGTAAGAGAGTCTATGGCTATTACATCATACTTAGCTAGTTCTGACTCGTCTTTCAGGATAGAGTTAAAGTCTTTGACGAAATTGTCAAAAGCTTTTGGCTGCTCACCCGTTGCAGGAACAGATCTTGCGTTCTGCTTAGAGCTTAGCGATCTTGCGGCTATCTCTACTACATCAGGAAGGTACAACTGATAGTCTATTGCATCATCCCCTCGTAAGGAGTTCAGCGCATTATCCTCGAAGCAGAAAAGTAGCTTCTTGCCTGGTAATGTTCTGAGCTGTGTAGTTTTGCCGGAGCCTGCAGGACCAATTGCAAGTATACGCAATCGATCATTCTTGTAGTCCTTTGCTTTTTGTATTTCCATTGTCCTCTATTGGTTCATCAAAAGGTGTCCACTCATCCACTACGAAACCGTCTGGGGGATCATCTCTATCGGGAAGATCACTCATGCATGGTTTCATTCGGCATAAATTAAGAAAACTGCATTGACCATATTTAGACTGACAAGAATGAGGGCTTCTTGGGAAAGCCTCTGTCTCAAGTGAGTCTTTGTATGATTTATACCAGTATCTTACATCATCTAGCCATTCTGCTACAAGCATATCGCTATAATAGATGGGTATGCGTTTGAAATGAAATTGAGTTTTATGTACTAGAGAGGCATCTACATATACTCCACCAAATTCACGATCATTTGGAAGCTCATTCATGTGTTGCATGAAAAGCACAGCATACATATACCCTTCTATTTGAGAGTTAGGAGAGAACGATTGGATAAAATCGGACCGAAATCCGGTGGTCTTACTAAACATGGTGCTAGTCTTATGCTCTACGAGCCATAGCTGACCAGTCTCATCTTCGATAACCTTGTCTATTCGACCTGAGTAGAATATCGTCTCATCCTCTAGTTCAAGGGGCACACAAAACGGTTGCTCTGTTGCTACTAAATTCCAACGGTTCATATGTTCTGCGAGTTCCTTGTAATAATAAAAGTACATCTCCTTTGCTTTGATTGGAGTTCTACCTTTATACGTTGCCATTTCCTCGGGTGTAGGTTCGAGAGGCCAGCCAGCTTCGACCCAAACGAGGCCAAAAGCTGTCATAGCTGTATCTGCCATAGCATTGGCAAACTCGCTAGATTGACGCAATCTGTTCCACTCTGACCCTGTTGGTCCTGAAATGGAACGTGCTTCGTAAAAAGCTGAGTAGAGTGCGTCTAATCCGGCATGCCAGGCTGAACCGAATGCAAAATATATCGGCTCAGTTCCGGCTGGACGCCAATGCTTGACATAGCGAAGATAGGCTTTCCGAGGACACTCACGGTATGCAGTAAGTGTGCTATTGTCAAGCGGCTTCATAGGTCTCCTTACTTGAGGCCTGCGTTTGAAAGGACTTGAGCAATTTGTTCTTTACTCAAACCTTCAAACAGATCGGTAACCTTATCTTCGACCGACTTCTTAGATCGAGTGGCACGCTGGTCAAGTCTAAAATCTGCCATAGCTTTCCCGACATCTTTTGGATCTGTTCCAGCTCGTAGGTGTCCACCAATTCTCTGCTGGACAGCTAGCGTTGCGCCTCGCTTATAGAGATCCCATACACATGGCTCTCCGTAAATCTCGATTGCTTCTTCTAGTGTATTACCGATGTTGACATCAGCGGATCCACTCTGTTTTACGCCTTCTACTGAGGCATTAGCTGTAAATGTAGACATATTACTCCTTGGTCTTTAGGTTAGCATTATAC